TACAAGTGGAACTTCAGGTTCAAATGGAACTTCAGGTTCATCAGGAACTTCAGGTTCAAGCGGTACAAGCGGAACATCTGGTTCAAATGGTACAAGTGGAACAAGTGGTTCATCTGGTACATCAGGTAGTTCAGGTTCATCAGGTACTTCAGGTTCATCTGGTACCTCAGGTTCTTCAGGAACTTCTGGAACTTCAGGTTCAAATGGTACATCTGGTACTTCAGGTTCATCAGGTACAAGTGGTTCATCTGGTACATCAGGAACCTCTGGTTCTAGTGGTACTTCAGGTACTTCAGGATCCTCAGGTACATCTGGTGCTACAGGTCCTACTGGTCCTCAAGGTAATAAAGGACAAAAGGGTGAAATTGGCCCTACAGGTCCACAAGGTGCAAAAGGTAATACAGGTGCCCAAGGCCCTGCTGGTACATCAGGTTCAAGTGGTACAAGTGGTTCTAGTGGAACTTCAGGTGCTACTGGTCCTGTAGGTCCTCAAGGTAACGTAGGTCCTACTGGTCCACAGGGTGCTAAAGGCCAAAAAGGTGAAATAGGCCCAACAGGTCCACAAGGTCCTAAAGGCAATACTGGTGCTCAGGGTGCTCAAGGTGCTCAGGGTGCTCAAGGCCCTGCTGGTACATCAGGTTCAAGTGGTACATCTGGTTCTTCAGGAACATCAGGTGCTACAGGCCCTACAGGTCCAACAGGTCCTCAGGGTAACGTAGGTCCAACAGGTCCAACAGGCCCTCAAGGCGCAAAAGGTAATACTGGTGCTACAGGTCCTACTGGCCCAACTGGTCCAACAGGTCCTCAAGGTGCAACAGGTGCTGCTGGTACATCAGGTTCATCAGGAACTTCTGGTTCAAGTGGTACATCAGGTGCTACAGGCCCTACAGGTCCTACAGGTCCTCAGGGTAACGTAGGTCCAACAGGTGCTCAAGGTGCTAAAGGTCAAAAAGGTGAAATAGGTGCTACTGGTCCTCAAGGTCCTCAAGGTGCTCAAGGTAACGTAGGTGCTAAAGGAGATACAGGTGCTACAGGTCCAACGGGTCCAACTGGTCCAACAGGTCCTACAGGTCCTCAAGGTGCTAAAGGTAATACTGGTTCAACAGGTGCTCCTGGTCCTACTGGCCCTCAAGGTGCTCAAGGTAACAAAGGTAATACTGGCGCTACTGGTCCTCAAGGTAACGTAGGTCCTACTGGTCCTACTGGTCCTCAAGGTGCTAAGGGTCAAAAAGGTGAAGTAGGTGCTACTGGCCCTCAAGGTGCTCAAGGTAACAAAGGTAATACTGGTTCAACAGGTGCTACTGGCCCTACTGGTCCAACTGGTCCAACAGGTCCTCAAGGTGCTAAAGGTAATAATGGTTCTCCTGGTCCTCAGGGAGCTCAAGGTAACACTGGTGCTCAAGGTCCAACAGGTGCTAAAGGTCAGAAAGGTGAATTAGGCCCTCAAGGTAATGTAGGCCCAACAGGTGCTACAGGTGCTCCTGGTCCAACAGGTCCTCAAGGTCCTCAAGGTGCAAAAGGTAATACTGGTTCTCCTGGTCCAACTGGTCCTCAAGGTGCTCAAGGTAACGTAGGTCCAACAGGTGCTCAAGGTCCTCAAGGTAACAAAGGTAACACTGGTTCTCCTGGTCCAACAGGTCCTCAAGGTAACGTAGGTCCTACTGGTTCAACAGGTGCTCCTGGTCCTACAGGTCCTCAAGGTGCTAAGGGACAAAAAGGTGAATTAGGTCCTCAAGGTAACGTAGGTCCAACAGGTGCAACAGGTTCACCTGGCCCAACAGGTCCTCAAGGTAATAAGGGTAATACTGGTTCAACAGGTTCACCTGGTCCTCAAGGTAATGCTGGTGGTACTGGTGCTCCTGGCCCAACAGGTCCTACTGGTCCTCAAGGTGCTAAAGGTAACTCAATAGCCAATAACGTATCAGCTTTAGGTGTTAATACTCCTGCTGGTCCAACAGGTGATATCAGAGCTACTGGTGAGATTACAGCATATTACTCAGATAGAAGACTTAAGGACAATGTAAAAGTAATAGATAATGCTCTTGATAAATTAACTACATTAACAGGTATAACTTATACCCATAATGAATTAGCAGCGAGCTTTGGATACGATACAAGAAATAGAATTGTCGGTGTATTCGCAGATGAATTAGAAGCAATATTACCAGAAGCTGTTAGATTAGCTCCGTTCGATACAGAATATGTTGAAGACGAAAATGGTAATAAGATTGAAAAATCAAAATCTGGTGAAAACTTCCGCACAGTAATGTATGAAAAGATTGTTCCATTATTAATCGAAGCTGTTAAGGAGTTAAAAGCTAGAGTTGAGAGACTTGAAAACAAGTAATATAAACAATTAAAAGAAGTGAAGCGACCAATTTTGGTCGCTTCCTTTTTTATATTTATATTCACACAATAAACTAAGTTATGTATAAATTTCAACAAAACGCATCTATTGATCCTTTAGAATGGTATTGGTTTAAAAATGGTTTTTCATTCGACGAAGTAGATCAAATTGTAGCTGAATCAAAAAATTGGGGTTTAACAACAGCAGGTGTAACAGATGCTGGTGTTGTAAATAATGAAATGAGAAAAAGTGCAGTAGCATGGATTCCCCAAGTTGATGGTTATAAATGGATCTATGATAAGTTAGGTGGAATGATCGAAGAAGCTAATAATGCTCTTTGGAAATTCAATCTTTATGGGATGAATGAAATGATCCAATATACTGAATATTATCAGGATGGAGGACATTACGACTATCATTTAGATGTTGGTGGTGGATATCCCTTAAATCAAAGAAAAATTAGTATTACTGTTCAACTTACAGGACCTGAAGATTATACAGGTGGAGATTTTCAAATTTTAAGAGGTAAAAATCCAGAAGACCTTCCTAAATTAAAAGGATGTGTTTTAGTATTTCCTTCTTATTTAATGCATAGAGTTACTCCTGTAACTAGTGGCACTCGTAGATCGTTAGTATTATGGGTTGGAGGAGATAGTTATAAATAATATGAAACTAAATGTTTTATTTCATATAGGTTATTATAAGGATTTATTTTCTCCATTAGATAGAGAATTAGGGGGAACTGAACAAGTTCTACTTAATACTATAAAATACTTAGCTAAAAACGGATATGACGTTTACGTAACAGGAGACGTTGCTGAAATGACTTATGATGATGTAACCTACCTTAATAGAGACTTACTCTGGAAGGTTCCGAGGAAATATGATGTCGTTATCGGGGTGGGTTACATTAATTTTTTACTTGATATAGAACACAAAGTAAATTATCATAAAGCTTATCTTTGGATTCATAATACAGAATATTACCCCTATTATAATGGTGAAACTTTACCTAATGAAGGTAGAGATTTATTACCCAAATTATCAGGTATAATATGTGTTTCTAAATGGCATAAAGAATATATTGCTAACAAGTATAATTACCCAATAGATAAAATTGAAGTAATTTATAATAGTGTTGATGTTGCTAATTTTACTGAAGAAGAAAAGGTAAAAGATTCATTTATATATTCGTCACATCCTGAACGCGGCTTAAATACTTTGCTTGAGTTATGGTATTATATTAAAGATATAAAACCAAATGCTATATTAAAGGTATTTTGCCCCAAATATGGTTTAGATGTATTTAATCAAACGTATAAGAAACTAAATTTAAAGGACGTTCAATTCATTGGTAATGTTGACGCTAAAACTCTCCGCCGAGAATATAGCAAAGCAGAATATTGGTTTTATCCAACACAATACGAAGAAACATTTTGTATAACTGCGGTTGAAGCACAATTAGCAGGTTGTAAAATAATTACAACCCCAATAGGTGCACTTCCTGAAATAATTCATGAAGCAGAATTTATCAAACATCCAGGTGAAGAATTAGGATGGTATCTTGATAGAATTAAGGTAATAGATTTTATAACAAATAATGATAGATTAACACGTAATAGAGTATATGCTTTCTTATTCAATATAGATGTCATTGGAAGAGTATGGAAAAACTTTTTAGATAGTTGTTATAGTTTTGATTGTGTTTATATTATTTCACTTAATAAAACAGATGAATATAAAGAAGATGCTATCAAACGACTTGACGAAAGTGGAATACAATATGAATCAATAGCTTTTATTGATGGTGTAGATGGTAGAAAACCAAATCCTGGATTTGAATTTAAAGCTTGGGATGGTTGGAAAAAGAAAGATTTTAAAGAGCTTGAAACTCTACGTAATGAAAAAAATTTCACCACTAGTGTAAAATGGTATTTAAGAAATATAACTCCAGGCGAAATAGGATGTGTATTATCTCACATAAAGTGTTGGAAAGATGCTTATGAAAATAAATTTAATTCTGTATTAATACTAGAGGAGGACTTTTATCCAAATGAAAAATTTTCACAAAGCATAATTTCATCTATTCAAAATTGGGATTTAATTCATTTAGGTAGAAATTTAATGAGAGATTTACCTGAACAACAGATTAATGCTTATTTTAATCGTCCTTTATTTTCATTTAATGCTCATGCTTATGCTTTAAGCAAAAGAGGAGTTGAGATAATTATTAGTAAACGTTTAGAGGAAAATTTAATTCCAACAGACGAATTTTTACCTACATTATATGATACACATTTTAGAACTGATGTAGTTGAATTGTTAAACAAACATGATAAACGTAAATTAAATGCTTTTGCTACTAATGTAGAATATATAGTTCAAAAAGATAATAAATCACAAACTGAAAATATACATTTAGAACCTGTAATAGAACCTTTTAAAATAAAGATTATGGATAAAGAATATACTCCGTTACATCCAGATTTATACCAATATTGGAATGATACGGCTGCCTGGCATAGAAAATTTTTAGTGCCTGGTATGATTAAAAAAGAGTGGGATTTGTTTGTTGATGAAGAATTTGATGGTACTTATACTTACCCACTTTTTACCAAAGAATTTTGTAATAAAATAATTGAAGAAGCAGAACATGCTAAGGTATGGACTTTTGCTCGTCATGAATTTTATCCAACAACAGATTTTGTATTAACTGAAATTGGATTTGATAAAATATATTATGATTTGCTTTGGGAATTTGTTATGCCTATGGCAATGCATAAGTTTGGATTAGAAGGTAAAGGATGGGATCAATTACAAGCTGAAAACTTTTTAGCACGTTATACACCTGATACTCAAGGGCATTTAAGTTTACATCATGATAACTCACATATTACTGCTCTAGTAAATTTATCTGAAAAAGATGTTGATTATACAGGTGGTGGTACTTGGTTTTGGCGTCAAAAACAATTATCTAGACCTCCACAAGGGTGGATAAGTGTACATCCAGGAAATATAACACATAAACACGGAGCTCGTCCTGTTTTAAGTGGTAAAAGATATATAATCGTTTCATTCATGAAAAATAAAGAATTTTAATTATGGGAATTATACAAGAAAAACCAACACAAATTACTGCTGAAGAATTACAAGAACTTAAAGATCTTCAACAAGCTAAACAAGCATTAGTATATGCTTTAGGCGAACTTGAATACGAAAAATTGCGTTTAGAAGCACAAAAACAATCGCTAGAAGCTCAATTCAATAAAGTTGTTCAAGGCGAATATGAAATATCTCAGCGCATATCTGAAAAATATGGAGATAATAAAATAGATTTAAAAACTGGCGCATTAGAGGCTATCAGTGCTTAATTTTTAGATACTTTTCATATATTTATCAGTAGACAAAATCTAATTAAAACATGGCTGAAACTTTATTATCTCCTGGTGTATTGACTCGCGAAAACGATCAATCACAGATAACTTCAGGTCCTATTGCTGTTGGTGCTGCTATTATCGGTCCTACAGTTAAAGGTCCAGTAGAAATACCAACTATAGTAACCTCATATTCTGATTATAAGAATAAATTTGGTGCTTCATTTGTTAGTGGTGGTGTAACTCTTGAATATTTAACTTCAATAGCTGCATATAACTACTTCCAACAAGGTGGCGAATCATTATTAGTAACTAGAGTAGTATCTGGTTCTAATAATTCTTATACCCCAGCAACCTCATCTCAAATCACTAATTTAGGTGGTACTGGTGCTTCGTTTGTTCTTGAAACACTTTCAGAAGGTGTTATCATGAATAACCAAACAGGAAGTGGTAATGCAACCTTATCAGGTGGTGCTTTAACAAGCGGTTCAGTTGATAATATTCGTTGGGCTATAACTAATGTTAACTCAGGCTCAGGTACATTCAATCTTATTATTCGTCAAGGTAATGATACTCAAAACCAACAATTAGTAGTTGAAACTTGGTTAAATCTTTCATTAGATCCAAATTCACCAAATTATATTGAATATGTAATTGGTAACCAAGTTAAAAATATCGTTACTGATGGTGATGGTAATTTAAATATTCAAGTTACTGGTTCATATGTTAACCAAAGTAGATATGTTCGTGTATCAAACGTACCAGCTCCAACTCCAAATTACTTATTAAATAACGGAACATTTAATTCTGCATATACTGCTTCTTTACCTGCTGTAGGTTCTGGCTCTTATGGTGGTGCCTTTGGTGGTGCTACAGGTCCATTATTCGGTAACGGTAGTGGTGCTTCTACAGGATTAAAAATGTATACTCAAATCGATAATATCAATATCCAAGGTTTATCAGGAAGTGATTACTCAAATGCAGTTGAATTACTTTCAAATCCTGACGAATACGATTACGAATGGATTGTATTACCTGGTGTTACTTATCAAAATGCTCCTGGTATTTTAAGTACCTTAATGGCTAATTGTGAAAATAGAGGTGATACAATGGCTATCGCTGATATGGTTAATTATGGTGCTGCTGTTTCAACTGTTAATACAGCTGCTAATAGCTACGATTCATCATATGGTGCTACTTACTGGCCTTGGGTTCAAGTATTATCTCAGGAAACTGGTAAATTAGTA